AAAAATATTAAAAAAATTATTAATATATGCTAAATTTTATTTTACATTTAAAATTTAGCATATATAATATAAATAACGAAACACATAATTGTGTCATCAAGCAGTGGCGAGCTTGATCTGATGAGTTTTGCCAATATAACTTTTAATTAAAATAATAAAATGACTGAAAAAATAAAAATTAATAATGTTAGACTTTCTTATCCTAATGTATTTAACAAAGGATTTTACGAAGGAAAAGAAAATAAAAAATATACAGTAACTTTAGTTTTAGATAAATCTAATCCAGATCATATAAAAGCAAAAAAAATTATTGATGAGCAAATTAATGCTATTTATAATCAAACTAAAACTAAAAGAAGTTCGTTCAAAGACGATAAATTCTGTGTAAAAGAAGATTCAGAAGAGTTTGAAAATTCTTGGTTAATTAAATGTGGTAATCCTAAAAGAATAACTATTATTGATAGAGATAAAACACCTTTAACTGAAGAAGATAATAAAATTTATGCTGGTTGCTATGCAAATGTAGTAATTGATTTATATTATTATGATAAACAATATGGTAAATTTTTATTATCCAATATATATGGTATTCAATTTTCTAAAGATGGAGAACCTTTAGGAGGTGGAATAGTTGATGTTACAGATGATTTTGAAGATTTAGACGAGGTATAAGAGTTTGCGTTTGATAGTTCTATCGTAGATTAAGAAGAATGGATTTAATAATTGAAAAACTATCTGACTGCTAGGAAAGACTAGCACTTTTATATCTAAATGTGGTATTATGTTGATATTTAAAAACGTTCCTTGATGCTTCATGATGCCACCTTTAGATATAAAATAAATTAGATTAATTCAAGGAACGCAAAATGAAAGATTTAGTTGTATTAGACTGTGAAGTTTATCCTAATTATATATTATTCGCATTTAAGAATATAGATAATGAAAAAACTTTTACTATTGAGATAAAAGGTGAAAATTCTTCATTAAATGAAAACCAATTAAAAAAACTCAAACAAATAATGACTGTTAGGACAACATTTGGTTTTAACAGTAGAAATTATGATATGCCGATTATTCTTTTTGCTTTGCAAGAAAAAACAGCAAAAGAAATATGTAAATTATCTAATTTTATAATTGATAATAATAGCATTTATTGGCAAACATTAAAAAAATTTAATTTGCATTTTTCTAATTCAATAAAACATTTTGATATTCAAGAACCTTCTCCCGCAGTTAAAATAAGTTTAAAACTTTATGGAGCTAGAATGCACTTTGATAAATTACAAGACCTTCCTATTGAACCTAACTCTATATTATCAGAAAATGAAATGGAGGAAACTAAGCTATATTGTATTAATGATCTTAATACAACAATTAATTTATATCGTCAAATTGAAGATAGAATAAAACTAAGAGTAGATATGTCTAATAAATATGGGCAAAATTTACTTTCTAAATCAGATGCACAAATAGCAGAAGTTGTTATTAAATCAGAATTAACAAAGAAAAGAATATATTGCAAAACTCCTAAAATTCCAGAAGGTAAAACTTTTAAATACGAAGTTCCTGATTTTATTAAATTCAAATCAAAACAATTAAAAGATTTATTACAAATAATTCAAAATCATAATTTTGAATTAGATGGAAGAGAATCAATTAAATTACCTTCTATATTAAAAAACACTAAAATAGAATTAGGAAATTCTATTTATCAATTAGGAATAGGCGGTATTCACTCAACAGAAAAAAAACAAGTTGTAATACCCACAGAGCATCAATTTTTAATAGATAAAGATGTAACTTCATATTATCCATCTATTATTTTAAATCAAAAACTTTATCCAAAACATTTAGGAACAGCTTTTTTAGATGTATATAGACAAATTGTAGAAGAGAGAATTAAGGCTAAAAAAGAAAAAAATAAAATAGTAAATGAATCTTTAAAGATCGTTATTAACGGATCATTTGGTAAATTAGGAAGTAAATATTCTTTTTTATATTCTCCCGATTTAATGATTGCAGTAACATTAACAGGGCAACTTTCTTTGTTAATGTTAATTGAAGAATTGGAAAATAATGATATTTCAGTTATTTCTTCTAATACAGATGGTTTTATTTCATTATTAAATAAAGAACAATATGATAAATATGATTCTATTTGTTTTGATTGGGAATTAAATACAGGCTTTTCTTTAGAAGAAACTAGATATAAAGCTCTTTATTCAAGAGATGTTAATAATTATTTAGCAATAACTGATTATGGCTATAAAGGAAAAGGCATATTTACTCTTGATTCACTTCAAAAAAATCCTCAAGCAACAATTACTATAAAAGCAGTAATAAAATTTTTAGTTAATAATATTTCTATTTCTGAAACTATCAGAAATTGTAAAGATTTAAAAGAATTTTTATATGTAAGAAGTGTCACAGGAGGAGCAACTTATAAAAATAAATATTTAGGTCGTGTTGTAAGATGGATTTATTCAACTAATGGGGACATTATTAAATATAAAAAGCCTAATAAAACAGGAACATATCCCAAAGTGCCAAAATCTGAAGAATCTAGACCAATTATGGATTTGAATTGTGAATTTCCAGTAGATATTGATTATGATAGGTATATTGAAGAATCAATCTCTATTTTAGAAGATCTTGGACTTACTAACTTATAATTAACTATTAAAATTATGAAAATAACAACACAGAAAGAATTAGATCAATTAATCTCAACAGCTGATAAATCTAATACAATAATTTTAAATGAAGATTTAGAAATAACTTTTGATTGTGAAATTCCCTGCAATATCCTGACTAAGAATATTATAAGTCATAACATTGATGTTTTAGATATTAAGGCTGATTATATTTATTCTCATAATATTGATGCTGCGGATATTAATTGTTGTAAAATTAAAGCTCGTGATAATATTAAGGCTTGGAATATTGATGCTTGGAGTATTGATGCTGGTGGTCATATTGATTATTACGCATTCTGCATTGCTGAACATGGTCTTAAATGTAAAGCTATAAAGGGATCAAGAAGAAAAAATTCAATACATAAATGCCTAGATCAAGAAATAGAATTTATAAAATAACCTAAAAAAGTAAAATTTTACTAAAATATAGTTTACAAATAAAAAATTATAGTGTATAATATATAAATTATTAACCTTTAATATAAAATATTATGAAAGACACATTATATATAAAAAAAGTTTTATTAGAAAGATTTAATAAATCTTTAGTAGGAGGACAAAAAGGAATGGAAGCAGGAATATTAATGATAAAATCTATTGATGATATTTCTACAGAAACTAAAAAACAAATTTCTGTAGAATCTAATATTGCTGAAATTTGTTTTTTAGAAGAATTAAGCAAAAATGAATATAAAGTTGAATATTATAAAAAAGATCAAAAAATACCTTTTTGCGGACATGTCTCTTTGGCATGCTGTGATTTATTAAAAAAGAATATAAGATTAATATATGATGAAAATAAATTTGTTGATTTAATATATTCTGATAATAAATCATATATGAAAATTAATAAAGAAAAAACTTTTTGTGAAAATTTATCAGAAAATATAAAATACAATAAAGACCAAGATAAATATATTTGTAAATTAAATGATATAAATTCATTATATTCTTTAGATATTAATAAATTAGATTTTTATAAAAACAAGGGAGTATTTTTTTATACTATTAAAAATGATAAATGTTTAGCTAGATTTTTTAGAAATACGATAGAAGATCCTATACACTTATCAGCTATTAAAATATTGTTAAATGAAGAAAATTTTAATAGTGTTAAATTTGTAGAAAGTGGAATTGACATTAACATTGATATTAAAAGTGATCATTTCAACATAACTACAGAAATTTTTATAAATAAAAATGTTATTACACCAAAATTATAATAGGTATTTAAAATGAGTACAATGCTAAAATTAGTTAAAGAAATGCATACCAAATTTGGTATAACTTCAGAAAAAGTAAAATTTTCTAATAAAGAAAAAAAGTTTAGAATTTGTGCAATGCAAGAAGAATTGGACGAATATAAAGAAGCTGATACTAAAGAAGATCAATTAGACGCTTTAGTTGATCTTGTTGTATTTGCTTTTGGAACTGCTGAAAGACAAGGTATGCTTGAAGTTTTTGAAGAAGCTTTTAAAAGAGTTATGATTGCTAATTGTCAAAAAGAAATAGGACAAAATCAAAAACGTGCGTCATTCCAATTAGATTTAATTAAGCCTAAAGGTTGGACTGCTCCTAACTTGAGTGATTTAGTTGAAGATAAGCCTAAACAATTAGACTTATTAGATTATATTGACAAAAATAATAGACTTGATATATCATCTACGGGAGTAATAATTAAGAAATAAAATTATGACAAATAAAATAGATAAAACGTTAAAAGAAAGAGGATCTAGATATGGATCTTTTGAACATAATGCTAAAATAACACAACGACTTTGTAATGTGTTAAAACAAGCACCAAATTATGATTTATTAGAAGAAGAGCATATCGAAGCTTTCCACATGATATTTCATAAAATCGCAAGATGTGTTTGTGGTGATCCTAATTATATTGATAATATCCATGATATAGTTGGTTATGCAAAACTTTTAGAAGAGTTTTTAAAAGATAAAGAAAAAATATTAGAGTATTTTGAAAATTTAGGAAAACCTAAAGAATATTTTGACAATAAAATAAAAAGTTTTATTATCAATGAAGTAAAAAATGGTAAAAATTTAGAACAAATTAAAAAAGAATTTGAATACATAATTAAAATTTAAACAAAGACTTAAAAATGGAACGATATAATGTAGAACACATAAGAAAAGAATTTATAAGACTTAAAGAAAATAAATTACTTTCTGATAATGGGACTTATGAGATATTAAATGCTTCATTTATTTCTAATGATTTAGTAATATTTGGAGAATTAAATAAAAAATATGCTAAATCAGAAGTAAAATGGTATTTAAGTCAAAGTAGAAATATAAATGATATAGAAGGCAAAATACCTTCTATATGGAAAGAAGTTGCAACAAAAGGCGGCTGGATAAACTCAAATTATGGCTGGTGTATATTCTCAGAAGAGAATGGAAATCAATTTGAAAATGCCATAGCTAAATTAGAAAACGATAAATTATCAAGACAAGCAACTATGATTTATATTCGTCCATCTATGCATGCAGATGCTGTAAGAGATGGTATGAATGATTTTATGTGCACATATAGTATTCAATTAATGATAAGAAATGATCATCTTTATTACCATGTTTATATGAGAAGCAATGATGCAATATTTGGTTATAAAAACGATTCTTATTGGCATCATTTTATTCATGACTTAGCATATAAACAATTAAAGAAGACTTATAAACATTTACGTTTTGGGCATTTATTTTGGAATGCGGCAACTCTTCATATTTATCCTAGACATTTTAATTTAATAAAATAATAAAATTATGCAAAGAGAATCAAAAAACCAATATTTCTTAAAAATAGCAAGATTAGTTGCTACTAGATCAACTTGTCCAAGGCGTTCTGTTGGTTGTGTTATTATAAATAAACACGGACATATAAAAGCAACAGGATATAATGGCGTTCCAAAAAATTTTCCTCATTGTATATATAAACCTTGCGGAGGTGAAAAACAAAAATCATCTCAAGGCTTAAATTCATGTATGGCAACACATGCAGAACAAAATGCTTTACTCCAATGTGATAATGTAATGGATATTGACACAATTTATATTACAACATCTCCTTGTATTGTTTGTGCTAAATTAATCACAAATACATCTTGTAAAACAGTCATTTATTCTGATGAATATGCTGACACATCTGGAATAGATATACTTAAAAAATTAAATGTAGACATTATTTATGAGAGAATCAGAGATTGAAACTAAAGTTTGTAACCATGCTAAATATTTAGGGTGGCTATGTTATAAATGGGTTAGTCCTGCTAATCGTTCTGTACCTGATAGAATTTTCTTTAAAAATGGTAAAACTATTATTATTGAATTTAAAGCTGAAGGTAAAAAGCCAACTAAATTACAACAAAAAACTATAAATAAATTACAATATCAAAATATTCCTACTTATGTAATTGACAATATAGGTGAAGGAATAGTGCTTTTTAATAATATGGAATAAGGTAAAATAAAATGAAAAAATACGATCTTACAAGAAAAGCTATCGGACTAGAAAGACACCCTCAAGTTATTGTAAAAGAATATGAAAATAAATATATTCTTGAAGTACAAAGAGAAAAAGAAGCTTTAGAAATATCAGAAATAACTTTTGAAGGTAATAATGATTTTTGTGATTTAATTGATTATTTAAAAACAATATTAAGATTTAAAGAAAATGAATTAGAAATATTATATGAAGAATAAAACTATGAAAATTGAAGTATTTAATTTTTTAAGAAAAATAATTAATGCTTAAAAGAGAAAATTTACATCATTACCAAAATTCTGCTTTAGATGTAGTATTGAATAAAAAGAAATGTGCTTTATTTTTAGATATGGGTTTAGGCAAAACTGCAACAACTCTAACCGCTATTCATGATCTATATTATAATTTTGCTGTAGAAAGAATATTAATTATTGCTCCTTTAAAAGTTGCAAATAATGTATGGCATAAAGAGGCTAAAAAATGGGAGCATTTACAAGATCTTGATTTTGCTATTGCTACAGGATCAGTAAATGAAAGATTATCTGCTATTAATTCAAATAAAGCTATAACTATAACAAATAAAGAAAATGTACCATGGCTTGTAGAAACTGCAAAATTTAAACATAATCGAGAGGATTTGCCTATACAAATTAATATAGATAATTTGTTTCATAAAATAGAAAGTTTTGATATAATAAAAATAAAAGAGATATTTTATAAATTATTAGACAGAAAATATAAAATAGGTAATAAAATTAAGAGTGTAACTCATATACAGTTAAAAAATAATAATAAAATAACTAAAAAAGATAACATTATTTATATAGATAATAAAAAATTATCAGAAGAAAACCTTTATATATTAAAAGATAGAAAAAATTGGTTGATAAACTGGAAATGGGATATGGTTGTAATAGACGAAAGTAGTAGTTTTAAATCTCACCAAGCAAAAAGATTTAGAGCTTTGAAAAAAGTAATGAAATATATAAATTCTATTGTTTTATTATCTGGAACGCCTAGCCCTAATGGTATGATGGATTTATGGAGTCAAATGTATTTGATAGACCAAGGAGAACGCTTAGGAAGAACAATAACAAATTACAGGCAAAAATTCTTTACACAAGATCCATATAATGAATATAGTTATAAATTAAAAACAGGAGCAAAAGAACAAATAATGGAATTAATTAAAGATGTTTGTGTAACTATGACCGCAGAAGATTATTTAGAACTTCCTGAATGTATAAATGTAAATGAATTTATAGAACTTCCTGATAAAGCAAAAAAACAATATAAAGAATTAGAAAAAGAATTTATTATTTCTTTAGATGATAATGATATTGAAGCACTTTCTAAAGCTACTCTTGGAAATAAATTACTTCAAATGTGTAACGGATCAATTTATGATTCAGAAAGAAATATACATGAAATTCATAATGAAAAGATAGAAAGATTAAAAGAAATTATTGAAGATAACCCAAAAGAAAATTTTTTAGTAGCATATAATTATAAACATGATTTAGAAAAACTACAAAAAGCTTTTCCTAAAGCGGTTAAATTAGAAAAAGCTAAACAAGAAGACGATTGGAATAAAGGAAAAATAAAAATATTATTAGCTCACCCTGCATCAGCAGGACATGGACTTAATTTGCAATATGGCGGAAATGTAATAGTTTGGTATGGTTTGACTTGGAATTTAGAATATTATCAGCAATTTAATAAAAGATTACATAGACAAGGACAAAAAAATACTGTTAGAAATATACATTTAATAGCTAAAGGTTGTTTAGATGAAAAAGTATTATTTTTTGCATTATCAAATAAAGCTAAAACGCAAAAAGACTTAATAAAATATTTAAAATATGAATTATAATTAAAATTTATTTTAATTATTTTAAAATAAATTGTTTACATTTAAAACTTTATTTATTATAATAAATTTATTAATAAACTTTTTAAATTAAAAAAATGACTAAATACAACAGCTTAGAGGAAGTAAAAAAAGATTATCCATTTTTAGATCTGGATAAATTAATGGGATGGCAAAAGGAATATCTGTTAAATAATGATATTCGCTCAATAGATGAGGATTATAATATTAATTGTACAAATTGCACAGATTGCAAAGATTGCATAAATTGCATAAATTGCAATTATTGCACAAATTGCATAAATTGCATAAATTGCACTATGTGCAATGATTGCATGAATTGCAATATTTGCAATCATAGCTGGTTTTGCATAAATTGCAATATGTGCAATGGTTGCGGACATTGTAACCGTTGCAATATGTGCGTTGATTGCTATCGTTGCACATATTGCAATGATTATACTGAAGGCAAAGATCTTCACGGAGATTTTAGTAATACAAACAAATGACCAACCCCAAATAATAAACTTTTTAAATTAAAAAAATGACTAAATACAACAGCTTAGAGGAAGTAAAAAAAGAGGTAACAAATGACTAAAACACTAAAGCAAATCCAAGAGGAGAACAGAGAGTTTATTATCATGGCGAATAGCCCAACTGCTAAAAACTATAAAGAGGCTTTCGAGATGGAGCTTAATAAGCTTACAACTACATACAGAGAAGCAGTTTGGGAAGTTTATCCAAAAGAATATATTTTTATAGAAGATCAAATTTTTTTAATAGATTGGGATATAGATGACCCTTATGATAATTTAGAATATGTAGGCTTGGGTGATGATTTTTTTAAGGTAGTGTTAACTCTAAACAGGGTTTTAATTGCTTTAAAGTTAATTGCTAATAATGAGTATGGTTTTGCCAGAGGTCATATTATTAGACCTTGTATGAAACCAATTCCTAATTGGTATGAATGTCGCACTTATGATTGGGTCTGCGAATGGGATTTAACCAAAGAAACCCTAGAGGAGCAGTCAGAGCGAACGCAGAGAAAGATTAATGAACTTTTAAGAGGTAACAAATGAGGTTTAAAAACACACATAATAAATATAAGCAATCTGAAACCTTAACTTTAGAAAGATTAGAAGAGCTAAATAAAATTTTAGATAAAACTGATCCGTTTTTACCGATGGAGATTGCAGTTTCTAAAAATACATTTAATAAGATTAAAGACCAAACACATGAGCTTTTTGCATCTTTTCCAAGGCTTCTTTCTCCTTCTTCTTGCACCATGTACATAACGGATAAGGTAGATGATAATCATATAGTAAAAATTAACATAAAAAATGAGGTTTAATATGTTTAGAAAAAGAAAAAGCAGGAGTTACGAAAAAATATATCTAGCAAAAATGATGAAAGATAAGGCAGATAAAAAGAACTTAAAAGTGTTAGTATTTTTTAGTTATATTTTATTAATTGTATTAGGGGTTGTTTTTATTTTATGGTTAGGAATATGAAACTTTTTACATTAAGTT